AGCATTACTGAATATGCATCTGTCACATCAATTAACGTTATCTGTGCAGAGCCTTTAATTGCCATGATTACCCCTCCAAATTGCATGTGTACACAGCAACACTATCAACATCATCCGCCGAAATTGTCAGGGTTTTAGATGTCGCTACTGCTGCGTTGCTTCCCTCTTTATACCATTTGATGGATCCTAGAGACCCGCAAATGCCAGCATCAGTAATACTCTGTTCTACTCCGCCCTTAAATACATGCGCGGTCAGGACAGTTGAACCATTATTGTTTTTGAACATTGTTCCGTTACTTGCTGTGACTGTTACCACAACAGCGTCCTTTCCAGCTGCTCCTGGCGCTCCTGTTGCACCATGAGTACCAATAATAGCAGGAGTTGTCTTTTCTGTTGTATTATCGGTATATGTGATCAACTGATAGCACCAAATATATTTATTCGTCACTGTTGTTGCTGTCGGCGTTGTAGTCCAACCGGATGTATCTGTTTTGACTCCCGTTCCTGCCGAAGTTGTGAGATAATAATTCGTTACAGATTTAATGCCTTTGCCTGTTGCGCCGGTATTACCTGTTGCACCGTGTGTTCCAATAATAACAGGGGTTGTTGTGGTAGGATTTCCGCTTGAGTATGCAATGGACTGATAGCACCAGAGATATTTCTTAGTAGTATCTGTCGTTTGCATTGTAGTAGTCCAACCAGATGCCGCGGTTGTAACTCCTGTTGCTGCTGATGTTGCCAAATAGTAGTTTGTAACACCGGTGATGCTTCTACCGGCATCTCCTTTTGCTCCCGTAGCGCCTGTCTTTGCTACTGCAAAAGAAAATTTCTTATTAATTGTGATGCCGTCGACAGTCACTGGAACGGTTGCCTCACAGGACGAGGTAATAACCGCTGTTGTCGTAAATGTGATTGTCGGCGATGCTGTTCCGCTATCAGTAACTGTCGCTGTGATGCCAGTAGGGCAAATGATAGATTTCACATCTACAACTACTACCGGACACTGATTCTGTCCGCAATATGCGACTGCCTGCGTTGCACATTTCTGACCGGCTGATGCACCAGATGTTGTGCCAGGAAATGTATAAGCCTCTGATGTTAATATAATACTATAAGCGTCAGTTACATCAATAATAGTTGCCTGACCGGTTGCTCTAATTGCCATTTTGATTTTTCTCCTTTTCTTCTACGATCAAGTCACAAGTGTATACACCTTTTGTGTCTATATCGTCTGGACTGATTTTAAATTTGAAACCGCCTTCCGCGATCCGTTGATCTTCTGGGGCAAGCGTTAAATAATCATCAGAATCATTTAACTGATATCTCCATTGTAAAAAAGCACCCTCGCCAAATACTAATGCTAATGTTTCGCTATCAGTAATTCGCTGTGTGCCGCGTATAATTGTTACAGATAATATTGTTGATACATTCGTATTCTTAAAAACGTTTCCTTTTGACGATGTAACATACAATGAAGTGGTAACCTCGTCTGCTATTTCATCCATACGATCTTGCATGCTGCTAATTACATCTTCGATGTTTCTTCCAGAGCTAAACGTTATGCTATTTGCAGATATTGCAAGTTTCCAAGAACCATCAGTGTCTTTGAAATACATAATGTAATTCTGGTCATCGCCGAATGACACTTGTCCGTCTTTTCCAAGATAGATACCACGTGTCCCATTTGTCGCCGATGCCTTTGCTCCGGAATACAATGCTGAATCAGTTATACTAAATCCAGCAATAGTCGCATCGAATGCCACCAAATCATTCACAGAAATCTTTTCGGCGGTAATAGACTTTGCTTGTATAAGGCTTCCTTTTAAAGAATTATAATCTGTCTGCTCTTTTTCAACAGTTGATCCGTCAGTGTTTAGCTTATAATAAAGACCATCGTCGCCTTTGATTACCAATTTATCCGCCACAATTGTGTTTCCCTCAATGAGGTCTCCCTTAATTGTAACGCCAACCAGTTCACCAGTGATTGTCTGATCTCCAACCGTAACATCCTTGATCAGACCGGACTGCGCATAGAAATACTCCATGGCAGCCTTACCAATGTTTGTAAAGTCAATATTGGCATAGCGGAAATCTGCATCTGTAGCACTCAGCTTGTTGGCTTTCAGATCTACGATATCTGCAGTCTGAGCTTTCAATGTTTCTGTGGTGGTATCTTTGAATGATGCGTAATCGCCGCTGATATTGGTGATCGTGGCATCGGTGGCTTTCAGACTCTCAATGGTCGCATAGGTCAGATTGGCATCTTCTGCACTGAGTTTTTCTGCATCCAGTTTTTTGATGCTTGCCTCCTGTGCAGTTAGTTTTCCATCAATCTCTGCGTCTTTGGCTACCAGACTGTTGATGGATGCTTCATTGGCGGTCAGTTTGCTGTTGATGGTGACATTATTGGTCTCAAGTATAGCAATTCGTGCAACCTGTGCTTCGAGTTCTTCGGTACTTACTTTGCCTGCTACTACATTCTCCAGATTCGATACTTTATTTGTTACATTGGTAACATTTTTATTTGTCTCTTCCAGATTATCTTTTGTAGCATATTTATTATCTGCAGCTCCAACTGCAGCCTCAAGCATATATACTCTTTCCAGAATCTCCGGATCTAACTCCGACTGTAACTCTCTGACATTTCCAACCGTGGTCTTGTTGTTGGATGGATCTGTAAAGCTGATGGACTGTTCCACAACCCTAACACTCAAATACAATTCTGGATTGTATTCTTCATCACAAACCACTACCGTATCTCCAATACCGAGATCAAAATAGCCTTTTACATCATAGTTCACCTGCGGAACACAATCTTTTTTCAACTGCGCCAGAGCCTGACCATAAAGCATGTTCACATTTTCTGTTTCATAGCTCCAGTTTCTTAAAATGTATCCATCATTCCGTTTTCCCATAATATTGGATGGGAAACGATCACGAGCCTGTACTGCACGTATAATTCCATCATGACTTAATAATACATATTCCTGCTCACCGTTTTCATTGACTTCAACCTTTGACATCCCGACTAATGTAAGTCCGTCTTTTCCAATCGGTCTGATTGACGTATACAATTCTGTCACATCTGATGTTTTTGTGATTCCTTCTACCTCGACACCATATCGCAAAATCTTGTCTACTCGATTAGCACCGATTCCCTGGTATTCTTCTGAATGTTCCCTGTATACATTCAAAATCAGGGAATTCAATGAATAATCCATATTTAATTGCGGTAATATCTCAATCTCTGCACTAAATACATTGGCCAATGAAAAAAGACGCGCCAAGATCGTGTTCGTTCCCGTCCACTCATGCTTAATAGATTTATCTGATACCTCATTGATGCCAAGTGTCAATGTTTTTTCATAATCAAACGCATCTATATATTCTGCAAATGTCATTGCTTTTGCCGCCGTATATTCACTGGAATATTCATTAAGGAGTTCAAATATTAATGCAAATGCTTCTACCTCAACTACATCTTCATCCCGCACACAGCTTACAATATTGAAATAATAATCCCGCATCTTATAGCGGAAGGATATTTTATTGCCAACGGTCAGATAAATAGAATCTTCATGCGTTGCATCTGCTTTAAACGAAAATGTATTCGTTGATCCGCTGAGATATCTATGCAATTCATCATCCCAGTAATGCAGACCATCCACCGCCTCATTATCCATAAAGGCGCAGACCTTATCCATATTACTTAAAATTGCAATTCTTACATTCTCCATTTATAAGTACGCCTCCCTGATCTTTGCTGTAATCGTCGGTGCCGGATTCGAAAAATTAGAATAATAAAACTCCACCTTGGTTTCCCCGGGCGGAGCTTTAAAATACTTTGAGCCAACTGCTTCATCATTTAAACTTGGAATTCCATTCACATACATTTTTGCTGCCGGACCATTTACGGTCAATATATCGCCAGCCTGATAACGATTTGGCAAATCCTGCAGGTAAGTAACGCTGTCACTTCGGAAAGATAAATTGATAAATCCAGCATAATGTATTCTATGCTCAGTTGTAATTTTATTATCTGGCGGATATCCCAGCCACACAGTGATTGATGCCGCTTTCTTTCCTGCCAGTTCCGGCACACGATACTGATATTTTTGTCCAGCAAAGCAAAATTCAAAAAGTTCACCTATTTTCTGAATATACATATACCCGCCGCCATTATTTTTGCTGTATATGTCTGCCTGACCATTCCAGTCTCCCGGTTTAAACTGTATATTGTTTTTCACGCTGCTGCCCGTGATCAACTGCAAATTTGTCACCATATTTCCGCCCGCACTACGGTATATATTTATTGAGGCAAGAAGATTTCCATCTGTGTCCCCCATATTAAACTGCATACTTCCAACCTCAGATGCATACTGGAGCTGCCACATGATTTTTGCCATTGCTACAAAACTTGTACTTCCTGTTTTTCCATCGCTCTTCGCAGGCAATGTAATCTGTCCACATGGTCCATGCCAGACGTTCCCACTTCCTGATGAATTTACCAGCATTGGGAAGAACAGTGATCCATTACCATCATGATAATCCTGATAAGTAAATGATCCTGATTTCAAAAATGCAGAATTTGTTAAGATTCCCTCATCTTTGGTGATATTCTTTATAATCTGATCTCCTCCATTCAGATTTAAAAGATTTTCTGACTTTTCCTTTTCTTCCTGATCAAGTTCTCCTGGATTTCCATACTGGAGCGCACCATATGGACTCACTATTCCGATATACCCATTTTCATGGTTGTGTTTGATCTCGTAACTGATTGCCACTGGTAATGCCCCATCATTGACTATAGTTGTCTCTAAAGCACCTGTGGATGTGTTCTCTGTTGTAGTAAATACTTTTTCCGTCAATGAATATTTGAATGGATCTGCACAATAAAAATCAATCTCCCCCGTCACACAGTTACTTCCCGCTGCTACGGATGTATTTCCAACTTTTGTCCCAATAAAATATTTATCCGGTTCATCCGCAAAAATAAGCTGTGCCTGTTCCACATTCAGTATCTTATTCAGCTGATTATATGCTTCTCTGAACTTTTCTGCTGATGATGTGCAGAGCTGGTATCCAACCGTAATAGTTCTTGGCGGATACCGTTTTCCCCGATAATCTGCACCATCCTTATTTCCGATTGTCTGAGTGTCAATCTCGCACTCAAGAAGTTCTCGTCCGCTTGTGTATAAAGTCAAATACCCGGGGATTAGATTTTCAATATATTCACCATTTATTTTCAATGATTCTGTGGCTAAGTTGTTACCAGTCACAGTCTCATTTGTATCTATAAATTCATACATCATCGATACCCCCGCATATATTTATTCAGCTTATTGCGTTTCTCAAGTTCTTCTTGCGTATAAGTAGCTGTTGCCTTTGCTGCTTCTTTTCCATCAATTACAACCGGGATTTCAAAATAGTATCTGGCATTGATATCTCCGGCATAAGAATAGGACGTATCTACCTGGAATGCATTGGCAGATGCCGCCATCCGGTTGATATACCCCGTCGGAATTGCTTCCTGTGCCACACGTTTGGCTGCTTCGCGCACCTCGCGGATCTTATTCAGTATACCAACAGCCATACCTTCCGTTGTAAATTCACCGCTTTCCTCTGTTACTCTTGATGGGGAATGAATCTTTAAAGCGTTATTGATTGTCTGCGATACAGCGTTTGCCAGACGATTAGCTGCTGC